TATCCTCGTATGACCGCTCAAGTGTGATGCCCTCGCCGAGCAGATCACCGGTACCGAACGCCAGACCAGCTATCGCTCTGCCGCCCGTGAGGGATTCTATGAGCTGCTTGACCACGGCACCAGGCTTGCGGTTGTACCAGCGCCATACCTTGTCGAGCGTGCGGTCATGGAGCAGTGCGGTAGCCGAGCGCCCGCCCGCCTCAACGTAGCGGTCGAATCCCTCCACCACCTCATGGACGTATTCAACGAGGTAGCACTCGTCCGAGTCGATGGTCGCGTAGGTGGCTTCCATCAGATCCGGCAGCGCGGTCACGGGAAACTTGCCCTGCCACGACGAATGGTCGCTGTAGCGGCGTGACTGTATGAGGCTCTCGTACTCCTTGATGACCGCTATCGTGTCTCTGTCCGAGTCATGGAGCCACAGACCGCCCAGCGCGATTCTATGCAGTACGGTCATGCCGACTCCTTCACAACAGCCCCATGCGGCGGGGTTTCCATCGGGCGGTGGCTATCACTGGCTCCGAGAAGGTCACGTACAGGTCATAGCCGAGGGCGAGCTGCGAACCCGCTTTCGGGAAGTCCCCCGCGCGGTCGAACCATGAAAGGCGGTTGACTCCGTTGACGGTCACGGTGTTCTGCGAGCCGTCGACCTCCACGATGTCACCGTCTGCGAAAGCCCCCGTGAGGGTCATGAGCCGCACCCCGTCAGAGATTGCGAGCGAAGAAGCGGCGGCGGTCATTTTGATCGAAAGCGCGAGGTCGGTCTCGACATCGGTCTGGAGGTACGGCTCGATATCGGAAGCCATGAGTGCGGTGGTCGGCTGTGGCGTGTCGGTGTATGACGTGAACCTGAACGCCCAGTCCACCGTGATATCTCCCGCGCCGTCGCCGGGGGTGAACCCACCACTCGCCCGATAGCCGCCCGCTCCGTTGCCGTACGGGGCCGCATTGTCGCAGCGCGGTATGACCTTGCCGGCTGGATAGTCCAGCACGAGCGCATACAGCCCCGGTGAGAGCGTCAGCCCCGATGGGATGGACGCCGACAACGACGTGTCCGAGGTGAACGCGAGGAACTGACGGAACGTGATGACGCCCGTCGATATGTCCGGCAGTTGCCCCGTCGTGCTGCAGAGCGTAAGAGACACACTGATGCCCGGCTCAGTGACCTCAAGCCCGCTGAACCGCAGCGAGGAAGCGGTGCAGGTCGATGCCACCTGGAATGTCTGGTAGATGCTCTCCCTCGTGGCTGAGTATGCGGGGACGCTGGTGGGGGTACCCGTGGTCACTTCGATGGTCGTACCCGTGAACTCCTGATTGGTCTCGGTGAGTTCCTGCCCTTCGAGAAACGCGAGCGGCGAGAACAGCACCACGGAGAAGTCCACCTGCCGTGTGGTGTTGGCGGTCTTGAACTGCGGGGCGATCTCCACGTAGTAGGGCATGGAGCCTTTCGATGTGGAGAGGTAGCGCAAGACACCGGGGGTGAACGCGCGCAGAATCTCGTCTCTGGTGTAGTCGTCGGTGTCCATCCATACCGTGAGCCTGCGCCCCTTCGAGCGTGAGCCGCCCACCACGGAGCCGTCGAAGCGCGTGCTCTCTATCACCGCAAGCTCGATTTCAGGCGCGTCGAACCCCTCGCTGTCGTAGATGCGCAGCGAATCAGCAGCCGTACCGCCCGCCGTGAGCCCGTTGCCCCAGTGGATGCTAGACACTTGTCACCAGTCCCCTCATGAGGTCACGTTGCGCCCGTACCGTCTCTGAGTACGTTCTGACGGGCTGGTTGTAGTTGATGGTCATGTTGGTAGCCCCAGCCACAGCCGCTTGCCTGAGCTGCAGCGAAGGCGTGACGACTGAGGCGAATCGTCCCATCTCACCCGTGACCGCCTGCTGCATCTTCGCGTACACGCCGCCCATCGCCTTCGAGAAGCCTACGCCGATGCCTTGCGCGGCGGGCTTGCCTATCTCGTCTGCGAACACGCGGGAAGGTGAGCGGATGCCAAGCACCTTCTTGGCGGCGGCTGGCAGACCGCTCACGAGCGCGCGTAGCTTCTCTTTCAGACCGTCCCAAGCGGCGGTGATGCCCTCACGGATGCCAGAGACGATAGCCCGCCCGACGCCGAGGAACTTGTCTTTGATGTTCCCGATGGCGTCCTTTGCCTTGTCCCCAAGCCCCGCAAGCCATGCCGTGACCGCCTGCCACTTGGCTTTTATCCCGTCGAACAGCCCCATGATGAGGTTGCGACCAACAGCCATCAGCTTCGACCCGCTAAGCCACGTCTTGAACTTCGCCAGCAGCTCTTTGTTCAGCTTGAACCCGTTGACGAACAGCGTCTTGAACCCGAGCACGATGCCCTTCACGAGCCCCATGATGAGCGCAAGGGCCGCCTTCGCGAACACGGGGATGTTCTCAAGCAGCACCTTCACCATGAGCTGCAGGGCTTCTATCACGAGCGGAATCACGATGGGAGCCAGCTCGCCTATCGTCTCAGCCAGAAGCGGAATCAGTGCCGCGGACGCCTCAGCGAGAATCGGCATGATGACAGTCAGGGCTTCGGCGAGAAGCACGATGACCGTCTTCAACGCCTCCACGAGGGCTGGCAGAATCTCCGGGAGTGCGCGGGCTATCTGCTCGATTCCGTCCAGCAGGGCGGTCGCAAGCGGCGGCAGAAGCGTCGGGATAGCGTTGGCAAGAGACACGAGCAGCGTCGTGGCGGCTTGGATGATGACAGGCAGAGCCTTCCCGATACCGTCTGCGGCGGATTCCACAAGCGTCTGCAGTCCTGTGGAGAACTCCTCCTCGCCACCCTGCCCCGTGAGCATCTTCGCCAGACCGCCGAATGTCGATTCAACGGCGGGCGTTATCTCGTCCAGCGCGTCGATGATCTGCGGCGCGAGTGCATCGAACACCGTCAGCAGGGGGCCTCCGGCAGCTTCCGTGATTTCGCCGAATGCGACCTTCATGCGCTCGGATGAATCGGCGGTAGCTTCCGCTGTTCCGCCCACCTGAGTCTCTATGGCCTTCAAGACGAGCTCTTGCGCTTCGAGCATCTTACCCGACTCGACCAGCGTCTTTATCTTGTCCTTCTCCTGCTGGGTGAACGTCACGCCTGAGCGCGCCAGAGCGGTGATCCCCTTGATGGGGTCTTGCAGCGCCTTGCCGAGCTGGACGGCGTTCGTCTCGGCTTCACCGAACCCAGCGGCGGCGAGGTCTATGGCGGCTTGCGTGGCGCGGTCGAACGCCCCGCCCGTCTCATCTGCTGTCTTGGCGAGTTCCTTGAACGTGAGCAGCTTGGCTTGCGTCGACTTGATGATTCCATCGTCAACGCCAGTGGCAAGAGCGGTCTTGGTGGCGAGGTCGGTGAGTCGCTTCGTGACCGTCTGCACCTCGTCACCGTACAGCCCCATGCTCGTGGCGATGGCTTCGATGCGCTTGTTGGCGGTCGCATCGGCTTCTGCGGCAAGAGTGGCTTTGACGGCGAACGCACCGAGGGCTGCGGCGGCTACTCCGATGCCTACGCCTATCGCCTTGGCACCGCTCACAGCGAGCGATTTGAGTCCGCTGATGCCCTTCTTGAATCCCGCGTCGAGTACGCGGGTATCGATGATGATGCTGCCGTCAGCCATTGGGCACTCAATGCGCTCGTGAGGCTCGACGGCCTTCTACCGCGATTCTACCACCTTCGGCTGCATGAGCCGTTTACAGCGGGGACACTTCACCGTCAGGCGCGCATCGGGCGTCGTGGTGGTCGCTATGAGCCGTCCGCAGAAGGGGCAGCGGAGTTCATGTTCGCTTCTACCCATGCGCGGTACTCCTTGTGGTTGGCGAAACGACGCCTGAGTCCCTTCGCCTTCGGTAGTGCGTGCAAGGCTTTCATCTGCGCCATGTGGTTGCGGTACTCGCGGCTCATGTCGCGTGAGGGCTTCGCGACGCGCCATCCGATGATCTCCATGAGTGCGGAGTCCTTCGGCAGAGCGAGCAGCATGGAGCGGAACTTGTACCAGTGCAGATACTCAACGTCGAGCAGATCGATTCCATACGCCGCCAAAAACGAGGCGTAGATGGCGTCCCAGTCGTACGAGAACGAGTAGACCTGCTGAGACGAACCCACGGAGACGGGCGGCTTCCCGCAGCGGTAGAAGTCCAGGATGGCGTCCACCACGTCATCGATAGGCTCGTGCGGGGGTTGCTCGAAGTAGATACCGATGGCACGAGCGACCTTCTCCTCGTCGGGGATGTCCTCGTACATCAGAGCCTCGAACTTCACCCCCGCGCGGAAGTCAGTCTCTACGGGATACTCCCTGCCGCCTATCTGGACAGATGACGGCAGGGAGTCGGTGAGCATCATCTGCTGATGCCCTCCGCCAGTTTCTCAAGTACGGCGAACATCACTTCGACGGGGCGACGCTTGCCGAACACCTTCTCGGTCGCGCCTTCACCCAGAAGCGCGTCGATGGACTGCTCAGCGAGAACCGCCAACTCGGTAGCGGCAGACTCCCACTCGGACTCCTCAAGCTCCCGCGCGGCGAACTCGGTGTATCGAGTGTGTAGCGTCTTGAGCTCCGCGAACATCACGGGGTCTACCTTGTGGAGTGCGAAGCGGTGCCCGTCGATGATGACAGGCACCCCATGCTTCGCAGTGTCGATGCGGATTGACTTGGTACTCACGGGTACTCTCCTTGTCGCTTAGGAAATGAGACCTTCAACAAATGTGTCGTCCGACGTGTTGAAGATGCCCGAGACCGGATCGCCGATGCCGAGCAGGTTGCCGCTCATGGTCAGCTCTTCGCCGCCCGCGCCGTTGCCGATGTTGTCGAGTGCGACGGTCACGGCGTAGCGGTATGCGGGAACCTCACCGTTGATGGCTTCCCACATATCGAAGATGACCATCGTGGTCTCGCAGTCCACGCCGGTCTTCTGCGCCTTGCCGATGTCGCGCAGGAACTCGATGATGTCCGAGTCCTTGATGACGTCAGCGTTGAACGCCCACTCGGGAGCGTAGGACGCGACGCGCTTGGTTGCCGTAGACTCGTGGATGTAGGTCTTCTCGGTGACGTTGGGGTTCAGGGAGTCGTTGACCTCCGTGAAGCCCTCGCCCATCAGCGTATAGGTCGGAGTGGCTTCGCCGGGCGTGATGTCGAGGAACGCTACCCGCTCATTCCTCATCGCTGCATCTGCCATGATGGTTCCCTTCTCTCTTGACCAACCCTATACCTCATGTAGAGGGTTACACCGATTCTACCACGCGCTCATCCGTGTAGGCGGCGCGCCATACCTCCGTGCCGTTGTCGGCCCGCTCGACAAGCGATGGCAGTGCGGTCATCTCGTAGGGCAGTGACATCAAGCCCTCGTAGGCGTTGAGCCGTGCCGCTGTGTCTTTCGGCGAGAGGCGCACGAGTACCGCGAACGGATACTGACGGATTCCTCCGCCCGTGACGTACTGCTTGCGCCACTTGGCACCCGGCAACTGCTGCACGGATACGGAGTCCTCCTTGCCGAGCACGTCTATCTGCGCCGACATGTCGAGAGTGGTGGACACCTCGTCACGGATGCCGAGCAGGATGTCTCTGTCGCTCATCTCTTGCCTCCCAGCTTCTTGACGAGTGCTATCCACTTGCGGCGGTGCAGGGCTTTGGCCGCCTCGAACCAGTACGTCGTAGCGGCGGGGTGGCGCGCTCGTGACTTGTTCGGCAGGTCGTAATACTGCTTGCGGGCATACGGCGTGTCCCACTTGATGAAGCCCGGTTCGCTGCGGATGCCTGAGCGCGCCAGGTCGCCCTGGTCGAACGGAACGAACGGCTCGGTATCGGCGAGTATCTGCGAGTCGAGAGCCTGTTGCGCCTGTTCGACGTTGCCAGTGAAGCGGCGTTGCAGCTTCGCCCAGTCGATATCCACTGTGACTCCCTTAGCCACAGATGACCTCCACGAACAGCAGCTCGCCAGAGCGCAGTCGACGCATCGGGGTGGCGGAACGCACAGAGAACTCACCATCGGGCGTGATGATACGGTCGCCCTCCTTCACGCTCCACCAGTCACCGTAGCCGTAGGGCTCGATGGCTTCGAGCGTCTTGTCACTCGGATCGAATCCCGTGGTCGTGTTCTTGGCTGACTTCGACACCATGACGTGGGCGGCCTTGTGCTCGGTGACTCTTGTGCGCTCGTTGCCTTCGGAATCCTCGCCTATTACCTCGGTGACGGTGATGGAGTGGGGGAATCGCACAGCGCATCACAACCCTCGGTAGGTGAGCCCGGTGCCAGACAGTGCCATGACCGCCACGTGTGCGGCGTCGCGGCGCGTGGGCGGTTCTGCGACGCTGTAGGAGTATCCGCCCAGTGACTCACTCACGACGCCTGTATCGGCTGCGTACAGAGCCTCAGCGACTCGCAGGAGGGCGTCGGTGATCTGCTCCGCGTGGTCATCGAACGCATCACGGGCGCGGCGCATGGTCGCGTCCATCACCACCCTTGCGGCTTCTGCGGCGTAGCGTTCCCACTTCTCGTGGGGGATGTCCCTGCCGCCTGCCAGCTCGTAAGCCGAGAACGGGAGCCTCAGAACGTCGCGCTCGAAGTCGCCCGAGTCGGTGGCGCGGAGCACGGCGAGGAAGCGGAACTCAGCGAGTGAAAGCCCTTCCGAGTCCATGACGTGACAGACCCACTCACCTTCTTCGAGGTCTTCTGACTGCTCGACGGTGAACGCCACGTCCACCATGCCTTCTTCGGCGTCCGTGATGGTGACGGTCGGCGTCACTACGGCGTCAGGTGAGCCGGGCTTGGCGACGGTGGCACTCAGCTCCCCGCCCAGCGGGTAATCGTCGTCAGAGGCGGAAGTGTCGATGTCCACTGCGAATGTCAGCGGTTCTCCGATGTAGAGCTTCTTCACGTGTCGGCCTCCAAGTCTCTAGCTGTACTTGAGGCTTATTCTAGCACCGACCGCGACCATGCGATGGCGTCCGATTCCATGAGTGAGCGTTCAGGGCTCGCGCTCCATTGCGCGTCATGCGTCCTGAACACGAGGAACACGTCTGGTGAGTAGGCGAGCGTCGGAGAATCGAGGCACCAGTCGAGCGCGGTACGCAGATCAGCGGCGAACATGGTGGAAGGAAACTGCCGCCAGCTCTTGCCCTTGAGGAAGTCAGTGCGCCACACCCCGCCCCACGGGAACGGCATGTTGACCACGCGATGGATACGAGCATCTTCCCTCCGAATCAAAAAGGGGAGCGCCCGCGTTGGACGCTCCCCAGATTGTACCAGCGTGACCGACTAGCTGATGGTCGCGTCGGTGTGGACATAGACGCCGGCGGTCTTGTTGCTGTAGACCCACGCGTCGTGGACGACACGGTAGTCCCATGCATAGGCGTCTGCGGCCTGATAGGTCTCAGGAGTGAACAGGCGGGTCGAGACGTGCTTGGCGTCTGCGAACGCGGCGTTCTTGTCCATGAGGATGAAGTTGATGGCGGATCCGGTGGTCGAGAAGCCGCCCGTGGAAGCGGACGAACCGGCGTTGATGGTGATGTCAGCGTTGAAGCGACCAGCGGGAACCTCCACCATCGTAGCGCGGGAGAGGATGCGGGCCTTCTTCTCGGTTGACGCGGCGCTGTCGAGAAGGTCGCCAATCTCTGCGCTGTGGAAGCAGATCAGGTTCTCGGGGTCGACTTCCGCGTCGACCATCGCCACGAGTGCGGCGTTGGTCGCTGCGATGGCCTCAGCCGAGGTGGTGATGGCACCGGTGGCCTTCGTACCGGCGTTGCGGGCGAGGGTCTCGAAGCGGTAGGCATCCAGCTCAGGGATGACATGGACACGCAGATATTCGTCGGCCATGTTCGCCAGAGCGACCATCGCGCCTTCCATGTTCTCCACGGTCTCAAGCACGAGCTTGCGGCCACGGTCCTGGCTGTAGGTGTAGGCGACCCAGGTCTGAGTCACGTCGCCGGTGGGCATGACGCCCGAGGTCACGTTGCCGAGTCCAGGCATCGAGAGCTTCGGGATGTAGAACGTGCCCGCAATGTCTGCCTCGCGCACGAACGCGGGGTTCACGTCGAGCACGGCGGTCTTCGCGGCGGCCTTGTACTGCTTGTCGAGCTTCTGGTTGAGGTACTTGAGAGCGGCGGCGATGCTGTTAGCCATTCATCTCACTCCTTCGCATCTGCGGGTTCTCCGAACCCTTTGTCGATAGCCGCCATCAAGGGGTCTTTGGCGGCAGCCCCTCCTTTGGCGGCGGGGCCGGTCGATACCTTGACGCCCTCTTCGGCGTCATCAGCCTTCGGAGCGTAGTCGGGGTTGGCTTCGAGCCAGTTGTCGAGTGCTTCCGCGAAGTCGTCGTCCTCGCTGAGAGAACCTTCGACCTCGCTCACGACGAAGCGGGTGAACCGCTTGTCTGCGACCTTGCCCTCGACGGCGCGCTCGCGCTCGATGCGGGTCTTGTCCTTGGCGGCGGTTGCCGCCTTCTCCTTCTCGGCTTCGAGCAGGCCTTCGAGTTCGGTCACACGGGCTTTGAGTGCTTCATCGCCCTGCGCGGACTCCTTCACCTGCTTGAGTTCGGCTTCGATCTCCTTGCGCTTCGCCAGTGCGTCTTCCAGCTTGTGCTTGACGACGTACTCGCCGCTTCGCAGGTCTACTATCTTGCCGTGAGACTCGACGGCATTGGACAAGTCCTCTGCGGTCATCGTCTCGTTCTCGCCGAATACGGCTTTGACCCAATCCAGCATGTCAACCCCTCCTGACTCCTTCGCGCGCCGCCATCTTTGTTTGGATAGGAAGCCGCTCTTCCTGCGGGCGGGCGCACAGCCGATGGATGGTGCGGCTGCTTCACCGGCACAAGTGTAGCACAACCCTATACCTTGACTAGAGGGTTAGCCTATCAGGAACTCCGCCAGCCCTTTGTTCTCCCGCAAGGCGGCAAGGAGCCCGCGCGATAGCGAAGATACAAGGTGCTCGGCAGCATCGGCGTCATGAGTGAGCACATCAAGGTCGCGGTCTACGAAGATGCCGTGCAGACACTCGTGCAGCAGTGTCTCCCGCATGTCGATGCTGTCGGTCTTTGAGACTCGGATACGCCGTGTGCCGCTATGCTGAATCTGTCCAGCTAGCGTGGGGTTGCCTTCGTCGTCAGGTATCGGGCCATCAACCCACGTAATCGGGTACGTGTGAAGCCCTAGCTTGACCTTGCGTAGCATCGCGTCTCCTTCACCGAGGGTAGATGTCAGCCCTCATGCGGTCGTAGCGAACCTTGCCGCCTTGCGCCTTGGCGGTTCGCCGTGCCTCGGTGCGCCACTTCTTCGCAAGGGACTCATTTCGATCAGCTTCCGAGTCGAACCCAGCCTCGCGGTAGACGTTGGCGCGCCCCTGGTACTTGCGGACGTTTGACTCTGACAGACGCTGGCGTTGCGAAAGTTCGTAGACCTCTTGGTTGCGCTCCGAGTCGATGTCGAAGCGGTCAGGCGCGGTGTTGAGTTCGGGGAACCACGGCATGAACGAGTGGCGGCAGTTCGCGCCCATCAGCCCGTCCACCTCACCGTATCCCGTCTCTGCTGGTAGGTCGGCGAGCTTGAAGACCTCACCTTGCCACACGGCGTGTTCGGGACGTGCGCCCATGTGCGCCGTGATGAGTACCGTGTCGGCTCCGACCTCAGCCATGCGCGCCTCGGTCATCCTGCCGGTGGTCTGGTTGGCAGACGTGACCACAGCTCGTCTCACAGCGGTGTAGAGCGTGGATTCCACCCGCGCTCCCCCCGCGGTGATGTAGGTGATCCGCGTCTGGTTCTCCGCGATGCGCTTGACGGCGGAACGGATGGCCTCGTCTCGTGAGACAGTCCCCGACAGCACGCCGATCAGTGCCGAGTCGAGAGCGGCGGTGAACTCAGCGGATACGGCGTTGATGGCGGCTGTGCGCGTGAGGTTCACGAGCGAGCCAGCGGTGGCTATGCCGTCAGCCAGAAGCCGCTTCAACCGCAGTGAGTCAGCCATAGCCACGTACGGCGATACTAGTCCGGCAGCTCGGGCGGCGGCGTAGAGCTTCTCGTCATAGGCGAGAGACTCTCTGGCGGCTTTGGTGAGAGCGCGTGTGACGGCCTTCTGCAAGCCACGCTCTGATGCTTTGGACATCCTGCGGAGTTCAGCCGTAAGCGCGTTGCGGTCAGCCTCGTCGAGCTTCATGACCTCGCGCGCCATGCGGCCTCTGAGCTTCGAGTCGAGCGATGCGAACAGCTCCACCAGCTCGTCAGGGATGCGGTCTATCCGCTCAGGTGTGAGCATCTAGACCAGCTCGGGAGTCTTGACCGCCTCTATCCGCGCCACCTCAGCGTCGGCGTCCTCCGGTGCCATGCCCTCGTATTCCACAAGGTAGCGATGCAGACTCATGACACCCATAGTGACCTTCTCCATGCCGCGCTTCTGCCGTGCGCCGTCGTCCTCGATGATGGAGTCGTCGGTCTTGACGGTCACTTCCGCCTCGGGGTCGATGGACTTGTCCCCTACGAGGTGATATTGGCACCACAACAGCGCCCTCACGATGTCCTTGACGCCCGCCACGATGTTGAGCAGGTGGTGGGTTCTGTTGCGGTACAACTCCGCGTTCTCGCTGATGATCTGTGTGGCGGTGGCGATTGAGCCGTCGCGGTAGCGGTAGGACTCCTCGCCCATGCCGCACTTGGTAGCCATGAGCGACAGTGCGAGGTTCAGCGCGCGTTCGTTCTCCTCGACCCGCAGGGCTGGCGCGTATTCATGGATACCGTGCTTCATCTCGCCGGTGGCGTCATTGAGCGACACAAAGAGCTGCTTCTTGTCGCGCTGCGGAGGGATGGTTCTGCCTGAGTCGTCTGTCCGTAGCATCGTCTCGGGAACGAACACCATTCGCGCACCGAGAACCACGTCGCTCACGAAGTTGTCGAAGCACGTGTCTACCGCGTCCAGTTGCGATTCGGCGTTGGCGAACACGGAGATTCCGTACGGTGAGTTCTTGGCGAGGTTGTTGGCGATCTGCGGTCGGATGTGCGCGAACAGCTTGGGGGCGCCTTCGATGAGCAGCATCGGGAGGATGCCAGACTCAAGCAGCACGTCGTCTGGGATACGTGCGCCCAGCGTGTCATTGGCGTTGACGAATCGCAGGTACTGGATGATGGCTCCGGCCTTGCTGTGAGTGTGTACCCGCACGTCGACAAAGCGCTTCCCGACTGTAGCGAACGCGGCACTCGTGACTGATTCATCGTCCCACTCAAGCGGGATGAACGAGGTCGCGGGGACGAACCCCACGGAGAGCCTGGCTTTGGAGAAGTCGGGGCGCTCACCTCTGAGCACCATGTCTTCGATGAGCACTTCGAGCGCACCGTTGCCGCCCTGGAAGACCTCGCCCTCAAGCCACTCGGAGAAGCGGGTATGGAAGCGCGGGGGGAACTTCTCGGCGAGCCAGTTCCGCGTCGGGCTCTCGTCCTCGCCAGCCAGAATCTCGACCTTCTCCGACCAGCACAGCGACGCCCAGTCTTGGCATACCTGCTTCGCCATGCCGAGCGAACGCCTCTCGCGGCGGTAGGTGCCCTCTGCGAACTCGAACGCTATCTCGACGGGCTTGCAGGCGTACAGGTCGCTCCATCGTGCGATGTGTCCTGAGAAGTCAGAAGCCGCATCCTGCGCCGCTTGGTCGGCACGGATGGCACGGGCGAGGTCGCTCATGGATACGGTCATCTCGCGCCCTTTCTAGTCGTCAGTTGAGATTCTAGCACTTCGGTTGTTCATGGCCGGCTGCATGGCGTAGCGCACCATATCGATACCGTGGTTGTCCTTGTCGGGGAATGCAGATGTGTAGTCGCCGTCGCGCGAACGCACGTACTCATAGGCGGGGAACTCAGAGGCGCAGACGGGGGCGCGCTTCGGATCTATCACGATGCGCTTGAGTGACTGCAGCCACTTCATGCCGTACTCGACTGAGCCAGGGCCTTTCTTCGCCGGTCGCGCATCGACACCCAGCGCCCGCATGTCCGCGATGGACTTGGGCTCTGCCGAGTCACACATCACGAGCGAGTGGCCGGCGCGCTTCTTCACCTCTGCGGCGGACTTCTCATTCGATAGCCGCTTGCCGCTGAACTCCTCGAAGATGTAGAGCGTCGAGTGTTTGCGGTCGAAGTGCATCTTGCCGTACACGAACGGGTCAGGGTCGAAGCCCCAGTCAACGCCGTGGTAGATGCGGTCGAACTCGGCTATCTGCTCGTCCGTGATTGTCTCGATGGAAACGTTGTCGAACACCACGCCGCCGATTCCGACGGGTTCACCGAGGTATTCGTGGCGGTAGGATTTCTCGTCGATCTCCCTGAGCATCTCGGCTTCTTGGAAGAACACCTCACCGAGCCATTCGCGCGGAACGTCCGTGTAGCAGGAGCGATGCACGATGCGGTCGTCCCGGTGTATCGTCTCCTCCTTGTTGACCCACGCACCACGGTGTCTCGGTGGGTTGTAGCTGTAGAGGATGGTGAACTTCTCCCCGCCACGAACGAGTGATTGCAGAAGCGTACGCACCTCTCTCATGCCCGTGAACTGATCTGCTTCTTCGAGCCAGACCACCGACGCGTAGCCTTGGCGGAACTTGAGCGACTTTATCTTGTCGGCGTCGTCAGCCCCACGGAACACTATCCGCGTACCCGAAGCGTGGCGTATCTCCATCGGTGAGAGGCTGGCATGGAACTCATGCCCGCAACCCAGCATCTCGATAGCCCACAGCACCTGAGCGAACACCGAATCCCGCATGGTGTTGGCGACCTTGCGGATCACCACGGCGTTGTGTGTCGGGTCGCGCTTGACCGCTAGAACCGTCTGTATCGCCGCGAAGCTGGACTTGGTGGAGCCTCGACCGCCACACAGCCAGAAGTGACGCTTGGGAACGAACACCCCGCCCTCCTCGATACCTCCCGCCTTGATTGCGCGGTGCAGCTCGTGGAAGGACGGGGCTATCAGCTTCGAGAGTCTGAGTCCGTCAGATGTCATCGACTATGGGAACGATGTTCAGGTTCACATCGGTAGGCTGCTTCGGCTTGCCCTCGATGTACTCCCAAGCGAGCTTGCGGCTCTGAGAGTCACCAGCGAGAGCGTCAGCGATGGTCTTCTCGACAAGCCGCTCGGCGATGGTCTTGCCGTCTTCGCCAGCTTCAGAAAGCTGCTTGAGCAACTCGCGCTTGAGCGATACGCTGCCCTTCGGTCGTCCACCGCCGGGGTTGCCCGGTGCGAACGTCCCGTCAGGGTTCCGATAACTGTCCGTTTTTGCGGCATCCACCCCGCTCACCTCCTGTGAGCGATTCTACCACGGCTAGAGAAGGGTCGATTGCACGTTGCGCGATATGACGTTATTGAACGCGTCAACGAACTCCCGCTTTATCTCGAATCCGTATGCCTTGCGGCCCAGCTGCTCGGCGGCGAGAAGTGTTACCCCCGAACCGGCGCAGGGGTCGATAACCACGTCGCCGGGGTCGGTGAACGTGCGTATCAGGTTCGAGATAACGTAGATGGACTTCTGCGTGGGATGGACGCTTGGCGTGATGGTGTCGCGTTGGTATGGCTGGGCGTTGAACACCATCCGGCCCTCGTTGCGGAACTTCGGAAGCCTGTCGCGGTAGAGCAAGACGGCGTACTCACTGTTGCCGACGACACGCATATTCGCTTTGAGCACCTGCGGCGAGTAGTCCTTCACGAACACGAGGTTGATGTAGTTCTTCCATCCATACTGCGGCGCCTTCTGTATCAGCTCGAACTGCTGCTCGAATGAGCAGAACACAATCATGCAGCCGGCTTCACCTCGGTTCTTCGGTTCCTTCTTGAGCATCCGACCCGCAAAGTTCAGGAACTCACTAATGCGGAAGTCCTCGTCGGTGTCGAAGAACTGCTTACCGGCGAACTCCGATTCGCCGTTCTTGTTATCGCCTCCCACGTACCACTGCGGATTCGAACCATAGGCATCCGCCCCGCAGTTGTACGGAATGTCGGCTATGATGAGTTGGGCTGGC